CCGCGGAATCTCCCAGGCACCCTTGTCGTACCAGCCGAAGTCCACGCTGTGCGCCCAGGCTGCCTCCGGGTCGTAGTAGCGCTGCTTGATGTACTTCAGGCCCCACTTGATCTGGGTCGCTGGGTTGGTGCGCCAGTCCTTGCCCTCGGAGGCCATCTTGCTGGCGGGCAGGGCCTGAGGGATGCCGTAGGCGCCGGAGGAGCGGTTGACGGCCAGGTGGTTCCAGCTGGACTCCTTCTGCCACAGCGCCAGCAGCGCCTGCCAGTCCCGGCCTTTGTCCCACCCGTAGGAGGCGGCCAACCTCTTGGCGATTTGCTTGTTGCGCTCTCCGCGCGGACCGGAGTACCCGGTCTTGGGGATCTTGACGCTGTCCGGGTCCGACTTCTCGCCCTTCCGCCGCCCATAGGGAGGATTTCGGTTCTCTTTGCCGTCATCTTGACCGAAGACCGCCTCATCCTCGGTGGTGCCATTGATGGAGCGGGTCTTGGCGGTGGCCGCATCTCCGGGGTTCTCCTGGTCAGGGTTGTCGGCCTGACCCCCGTCGGTACCGCTCTCCGTACCGCGGCCAAAGATCCCCCCACTGGCGGAAACCCCGCCGCCAGAAAAAAGCGCGGTAAGCGCCTCTAGCTCGCTGACGCTGAAGTTGGTGCCAGGAGCGCCAAGACCGAGGCCACCGCCGATGACGACCGGGCTGCTGGTGCTACCCCCACTGGTGGTGGACTGGCCGCCACCGAAATCGGCACCACCCCAGTTGTTGCTTGCGAAATCGACACCTGGTGCGAAATCGCCGTACTTTTCCTCAAGCCGGGCGGCCTTCTTGGAACGGCGGACGTTCTTAGCGCCGATGATTCTCCGGGCCCGGTCCCACCTACGGCCGCTCATCGGGCGCTCTTGGACCGCATGGTCGCCACGGCGGGAGTTGGCATCCACATACCGGCCGTTGCCGACGTAGATGCCGGTGTGCCCGGCGGCGCCCGCTTGGGTGCGTGACCCCGACAGCAGGACGTCACCCGGTTGCAAGTCGCTGAGGGGAACTTCAACACCCTGCCGGTTAAGCTCGACCGTCGTTGGCCCGACGACGTATCCGAACTTGGCGTAAACCCGGGTGACAAAACTCGAGCAGTCGGCATAGCCCGGCGACATCCGCTTAGGGGACATGGTGTAGCGGACCCTCATCCGGGTCCACCGCCGGGCCTCTTCAGCGATCTGCTCGCCGAGGCTCTTTTCGTCCTCCTTCTTGTTCTTCTGCGCAGACGAGCGTTCTGCGGCGGCATCCGCGGCGGCCAGCCCGGCCGCACCGGTGGCGGGAAGCCGCGGCGCGGCGGAGGCGGTCGACCCCCCTTCAGGGCCCTGGCTACTCAGCAGTCCGGCACCATTGATACCGAGGATCGTGCCGGAGTTGTCCAGGGCCGGTTTGAGCGTCAGGAGCAGGTTCTTGGCCCAGGCGACAACGTCCTTGATGATCGGGGCGCTGACGAAGCTGGAGACCGCGGCGCTGAACTGGTCAGTGGCCTTGGTCATCGTCTCGGCCGCATCCAGCCACGCCTCGTTGCTGGTGACCTGCTGTGCCTCGCGGGCAAGCTCAGACCTCTGCTTGATCAGCGAGGTGTCCATCAGCAGGTCGTTGCCGTACTTCTCCTTGAGCTGCTGCCGCGCCTTGTCGTAGTCGGTGCCGACCTTGGACGCCTCAAGGTTGAGCTTGCCGAAATCCTCGGTCGATTTGCCCTGCAACAGGGCGTTGTGGACCTGCCGAAGGATCCGGACGAACGGCTCCACATCATCACGGCCGAGGACCTGCTTAAGGTACAGGCGACCGGGACCGTACTCGGCGAAGTCTATCTCGAAAACCTCCGCCGAGGATGCGTGCCCCCGCTTGGGGTAGACGGCCTTGAGGATGCGCTTGGCCCATTCGGCCGGGTCCACGATCTTCCCATCGCGGCCGACCGGGTCCCCGGCGTACATCATCATCGACCGCAACCGGGCAGTCGGGGACATCATCGACCCGACCATGCCCATGACCTTGGCCGCGCCCACCCCAGGGGCGTTGTTGCCGAGCGCCGCGGCGAAGGTCTCGATGGACTGAGCGGTTGGGTTGAACGGGCCACCGGCCAGCGTGGCCTTGGCCATAGTGGCCTGCATGTTGTCCAGCGCCGACAGCCCATACCCGCGGGCCTGGCTGCGCTGAAGGATCTGCCAGCCTTGGGTCAGGCTCCGTGATTCGGATGACGATCCGATGGTGGTCTGCTGCAGCAGATCCCGGAAATCGGTCTCCGACATGCCCGGAGGCCGGTAGACGGACATGTAGCTCTTAAAGAGCCCGACCTGGTGCTGCAGAGGTTCCTGCCGCTCGGCAATCCGCTCCAAGGCGTTGGCGAACTGCCGAGCTGCCGCCCACCCGGTATCCCAGTTGGTGTATTTGGTTCCCCACGCGGGCGGGGTGGTGCCCGTCCATGCGGCCCATGCCCTTTGGAACTTGCCCGGCGCGATCGGGGAGATGTCGTTCTCAAACGACCATTTCGCTGGGGTTGGGCCACCGCCCCCGGCGCCAGCGTGCCCACCACCCGCACCGCCGCCGCGGGCTGCACCACCGGCGGCCTGTCCGGCCGCCTGTCCGATCGGTTGCCCGTTGATGGTGATCTGGTGCCCGGGTGCAGCGCCGTTGGTACCGCCTGGGGTCGCCGGGGTCCCGGCGCCAACCCGGGCACCAGCGCCCCCCACCCCCGCCTGGGTCAGCCGGTTGAGCGCGGCCACCAGCTGGTTCAGCCGCTGGTTAAGCGTCGTGTAGACGCCTGACATTCGGTTGACCGTGGCCGCGAACTGGCCCACAGCCTGGGTAAAGGTGTGGGTGTTGAGCAGCCTGGCCATCGGCCCGGCCGGAGGTGCCTGACCACCCGGCGGGGACGCCTGAACACCTGCCGGGGTTGCCGGAGTGGGGTTCGGCGTTTGGGCAGGCGGCGGGTTGGGTGGCGTGTTGTTCACTGCCGCAAGGCCTTTCGCTCAGCGCGCTCGGCCGCCCGGCTGGCAAAAAAGTGCCGCTCCCGTGGGGTCATGGCGCGCACGTCCTGCAACGTCCAACCGGGGTAGGCCAAGATCAACGCCTCATAGACGTCGTACAGGTCAGCGTGGTTAACCGCGAAACAAGGTCTGGATGAGGAGCGGGACCCCAACATCCTGGCCGCAGTTGGTGCAGCTGACCTTGGCTTCCTCGAAGCGGGGGCCGATTCTCCGCCGGTCCAGCTCGCGGACGATCTTGCGCCGGTCGGCCATCGACATCATCCGCACCGCGTGCTGGCTGCCGTCGATCTTCCTGGTGCCGTTCCGGCCGGTGATGGTCTGCACCGTCCGGGCCAGCATGATCGTGTCCTGCTCTGGCTGGGTCAGCTCCCGGGCCCGGGTGGCGGCCAGCACGGCCTTCTGGTCGCCGACGGTGACCATGCGCACGGTGGCGGTCTCTCCACCCTTGAGGGTGACCTGGAACTCGTGCGACTGCTGTTCCAGCCGGGAGTTAGGCACATCAGTCAAGTCATAGGAGACGACAAGTTCGGTACCGCACCCGGTGCACAGCAGGCGCTCGAAGTCCACCGTGGGTCCGTAGGTGACACGCCGGATGGCCAGGAGGAGCGCGTCCCGGTCGCCGATGAGCAGCCGATCCAGCATGGCGGGGGTGGCCACCTCATCGCCCAGGTGTGTCACCCCGGCATGGATGATGGAATCGATGATCCGCTCGGGGATGCCGGAGGCCTCTGCGCGGCCGATCTCCTCCTCGTCTGCGCCGTTCAGCTCGCGCACCCGGGCGGTGGTGACCCACTTGCCGTTGATTTCCAGCCCGCCGGGAAGCTCCACAAGGTCGGGCTCCGGCGGCTTCATCTCCGTATGCGGGATCGACTGCTCCAGCACCTTCTGGGAGAGCGCGAGCACGCTCGGGTCGGTGGTGGGGTCGCGGAATTCACCGGTGGGACCAGTCGGAATGGTCATCGGGGTATTCAGATCCATCGCATTCTCCTATTCGTCAATCAATACAACCGGCCCGAGCGGGCCGCGCTTTCCGTGATTAGAAGTTGATGCCGTTCCCGCTGACGTCGTCCGCCAGAATGAACTGCCAGCCTTCATGAGCCAGCGTCATCTGCGAAATCGCGATCGAGTTCGCACCGGCGTCCAGGTCCGAAAACGCCAGCGAGGTCGGCCAGGCGTTAAACAGACGCCATCCGGCGAGCTGCACTGGCTCCGGGCCCGGCCACGGGTGTGCCAGGAGATAGATGTCGACGTTCATCCGGAAATCGGTCCCGGTGGCGCTGGTGTTGCCCTGCAGAACGTCGAAAAGCTCCAGCATCCAGTTGTACATCGCCCGGTTACCGACGGTAAGACCGCGGCTGAAGGAGACCGGGGAGAAGTCCGACTGGCCGGGCATCTTCCGGGTGGTGGTGTTCATACCGCCTTCCCGGTAGGGGATGACTTCGGTGGTCATGCTCAGCCCGGTGACGGACATAAAGCCGATGGCGCCCTTTCCGGTGCCAAATCCATATTTGGTGTCGCCAAAGACGACCTTGAATCTAAATGAGCGAAGCGGGTCCTGCTTCGCGCGGTCCTCAACGGTAGTAGCCATGGGGGTAAATCCTCCGGGGAAATTACAGGGCCACTTCGCCGGTCTCGACGCCTCCGTCGTAGTGGGAAAGGCGGATGATCACGAATTCAGCGGGATAGAGCAGCCGGACGCCGACCTCGATATTGAGTCGGCCAGCGTTGATTTCCGACTGCGGGTTCTGATCAGGGCCGCAATTGACGAAGAAGGCTTCCTTATCGGTCTGACCGGCGAGAATTCCGGCCTGGCGGAGCTTGGACAGGTAGGTGGACAAGACGAGCCGCACCTTCTGCCAAAGGTCCGACGCGTTCGGCTCGAAGACCGCCCACCGGGTCTGATCCGCAAGGGTCTTGCGGAGCATGATCAGCGTCCGCCGGACCGGGACGTAAAGGTCGGGCAGAGACCGCTTGAGCGTGCGGGCGCCCCAAATGCAGTGACCGTACCCGGGGATCAGCCGGATGACGTTGATGTGGTTGTAGGCCAGCTCATCCAGCTGCTCTTCGGTGAACTTAGCCTCCGTGGACAGCACGTTGACGATGGCGTTCTCGACACCCGCGGGGGCCTTGGCCACATTACGGACCATGTCCGTCTTGGCCATCTGCCCCATGACCGCGCCGCCGGGCGGCAGCAGGCGCCGGGCGCCCCACCGGTTGCTGGCGGGGTCCACCACCATCAGCCACGGGCCGTAGATGGCGGCGTGGCTGGAGGCCAGCAGGGCACCGCTCTGGGAGCCGACCATGCTGATGTACCCGGCCATGACCTGGTCGGAGGTGGCACCCTCGGCGGCCCGGGGACCGTCGACGATGACGAAGACATTGCCCCGCTTTTCGGCCCAGTCGATGATCGGGTTGAGGACGGCCGTGTCGTTGACTGCAGGCAGGTTGAGGTCGAAATTGGTGTTGGGGATGTCATCCAGCTTCTTGGCCGCCGAGACATAGTCGTACGGCTGCACACCATCGCTGCCGCCGGTCAGGTTGACCGTCTGAGCTGGGATGACGTCGTCCTCGAGGTCGTAGACGTACCCATCGGCGATCTTGGGGTTGGTCAGCTTGATGTACAGCGAGCCATCGGCCGGGGAGTTGACGACGCTGACCACGTAGCGGGAGTCGTCCGGGTTGCTGGAGAGGTCCGCAAACCGCTCTACGATCTGACCCTTGAAGAGGACGAGCAAGTCGAACCGGCCGCCCTCGGCGCCGGTCGGCCGGATGTCCACGCTCAGGTTGTTGGAGTAGGAACCGGCCGCAAGCGCGGTGACCTGAAGGGCGGTCTTGGGGCCGCCGTCACCGGCCGGGGTGGAGTCCGTCAGTGCAGCGGTGGCGTAGGTCGCGTCCGCCCGGGTGGCGCGGACGATGTAGCACTGCGAACCACCGTTTGCAAAGAATTGGTAAACAGCGTACGGCAGATAATTTCGCGGGCCGTCGAAGCCCCCGAAGAGGGTGACGTACTGGGACCACGTCCGGACCAGGGTGGGCACGCTCGGTCCGGTTGGCGCGATGCCGACGAAAGCGCCTACCGCGCGGGATGCACTGCCATCACCGGCCGCCCCCGCCGACAGATTCTCTTCAACGTAGACGCCGGGGGTCAGGTAAGTCGCCACAGAATCTCCTAGGTCTTACGAGCGATCGTCAAATTCGGTGAGGCGCTGCTTTCCCGTCTTGAAGTCGACCACCGTGCCGTGAATGCTCCGAACGTGCTCGTAACGCTGAATCTCGAACGGCGTGAAGAAGGTCTGCACGCGCACCAGGTAGTGCATCGCGAAAAGCCGTTTGCCGTTCGTGTCGAGCATCGTGTCGTGATCCGGCCCGCCGATGAGTTCCAGGGCGGTGATCCCATTAAGTCTCGGAATCTTGATGAACCCATACCGCGGTGGGATCCGGTTCCACCGCGACAGAATTCCGTGCAGCTGCGATTGCTGGCTACGGGTCCGGCACAGGGTTGAGACCTGGTAGTCCACGTTGTACGGAAGGGGGAACTCCGCGTAGTAATCCCAGGTGGCGCCCTCCTCCGGTGCAGGCTTTCCCTCCACCTGGTACGGGTAGTGCCCCCACCCGCTTTGCGCCCGGTCATAAGCTGGGGAGATGTCCACCCGATCGATAATGATGATCGGGTAGGTCATATCCCCGATCTCAGGGTCAGGGTTGTGAAAACGAACCGGTACTTCAACGGTGCCACCACCGACATCAATCGTGATGCCGGACAGCTTTTGCTTGATGGCGCCGTCCTCATCGAAGATAACCGGCACGTCCTCTCTCCCTGAATGACGACCATCCACCATTCAGGGTAGAGAAACGTGCCGGAAAACTGGTAAAGTGCGGTATTTACCTTGTTGACTTCCTCCCCACGCCTGAAGGCGGGGGATTCCCGTGGCTGAGGCGCGTTCACGCTGCCTCTACCTTGGGTGGTTGGCGCTTCACAGACCGCCCAACGGCGAGGTCTCCACGCCCTGTCACCGCCAGCCCGGCGGCGAGGATGTTCTT